TTCCTAAAAGATCTGGACCTCATATTCTTCCAGAAGAAGTTTATAATCCATACAGACAAAAAGAAATTACTGCATCTACAAGATTAGCAGAAGGTATTTCATTATCTAAATTTTTAGGATCTGATGACCCCACCAACATTGACTTCATTAGAGATCCTGTGGTTAGAGTAGAGCTAGCAAAATATCTGTATATTCATGCTCGTATTATAAAATTAATACAGAATAACAAAACAGAATTTAAAGATGTTAATTTAGAAATAGCAGAAAGTATTTACCGTCCAGGCCCTACTGAAACTATCACTCCAGGATCATTAAATGATCTTAAACTAAAAGGTCGTACAGTAGTTTATAAAGTAGTAGATAATAGTGGTAAAGCTAACACTCTAAGAACATTTGACATTGCTGTGTTTTTAAAAGATAATGCAGTGTATGATGAGCTTATTTTATCCTATGATACTATAGACACAGATACAAATACTGGTAAAGCACTTTTATCTTCTAGAATAATTATTACCCTTCCGGAAATAGATAAAAATTGGCAAGGGGTGTTTAGACGTAAAGTAAAAACTCAGTTTAATAATAATGATCTAACATCAGGAGATTTGGTAGAGGTTCTTTCTCAAAGTAGACTAGAAAGTGACTTTGATGGTGTGCTTGCAAGTGGAGGAGAGTATGGTATTAACAAGGGAGTAGGCACTGACGGAAAACCTCCGTTATTTACAAGGGAGGGAGGTAAAGCTCATCCTAGAATATCTCCTGGCGCTGTTCAAAACCTTCAAAATCTTCTTTCTAATCAGTATACATTAATGCAACAATATTATGGAGGTAAACTGCGCATTAACGATGCTTTACCTAAAGCTAACACTTCACGAAAACCACCTACCTCAGGAGATAATGGTTATAATCAACACTGGTTTGGGAAAGCACTAGATATTAGCACAATAGGTATGAGCAATACTCAAAAAGAAAAACTCGTAGCAGCTGCATTGAAAGCTGGGTTTAAAGGTTTTGGATTTGGACAAACTATACTTCATATAGACATAGGAGTAAGAAGAGTTTGGCATTATGATAACACGCATTTCGCTGGTAGAACAGTTGGAGATATACGTGATCGAAACCAATACTGGTATCAACATGTAATGTCAAATGCTGCTGCTTGACTATATAAATAAAGAGAAAATAGGTTGAAATGAGTAATAATAGAGTATTATCAATAGAAGACGGTAATCTGGAAACAAGTATTATTGTTTCCAGAACGAAAAAGTTTTCTGATATAGATATATCATTTACAGCTAAGCCTAATGGAGAAATATATAAAAAGCTAGATGCTGCAGCAGTTAAGCAATCAGTAAAAAATATAGTTTTAACTAATTATTATGAAAAGCCATTTCAGCCTTACTTTGGAGGAAATGTTTCTGCTATGTTATTTGAGATGGCAGATGGTACAACGACTTCGTCGTTACAAGAGTCTATAAAGAATGCAATAGAGTCTTATGAGCCTAGAGCGCTAATAAGAGAGATAAATGTTGTACCTCAACCTGATTATAATTCAATTAATGTAACTATAGTATTTCAAGTAGTAAATTCAAGAGAGCAGGTTACGCTATCTACAACACTTTCAAGGTTAAGATAAATGTCAACTACTATAAAATCAACAGCTTTAGATTTTAATAACATAAAAAATAATTTAAAATCTTATCTAGCTAACAAAGATGAATTTAGAGATTACAATTTTGAGGGATCTGCTCTTTCTAACATTTTAGATGTGCTAGCTTATAACACTCATATTAATGCTCTTATTGCTAACTTTGCTTTAAATGAGTCTTATCTTGGTACTGCGCAACTTAGAAGTTCAGCTGTATCTTTATCTGAGGGCTTAGGATATGTACCAGACACAAAGACATCATCCCAAGCTAAAATTAGAATTTATTTTACTAGTACAGATGTAAATAGAACAAAAAAGATTACTCTTCCAGCTTATACAAAATTTACCACAGAAGTAGATGATATAACATATACCTTTCATACTATTCAATCTATAGAAGCTGAAGATGATGGTACAGGGTTTTATGAATTTAAAACCACATCTGGCTCTAATCGAATTACAATATATGAAGGAGAAGTAAAAACAAAGACTTTTATAGTTGGAGAGGTTACTGACAATCCTGTCTATATAATCCCAGATCCTAATATAGATGCAGATACAGCAATAGTTAGAGTTTATACTGATACTACTGGAAATGATTTTTCTACCTACTCTAATATTGTAAATGCAAGAAGTATTAGCTCTAGAACTACTGTGTATATTCTTAGAGAATCACCTAATGGTAATTTTGAATTGTCTTTTGGAGATGGAGAAACATTCGGAATAGCACCAGTAGCTGGTAATAGGATAGAAATACAGTATATTTCTACTAATGGAGCAGCTGCAAATGGGGCAACCACCTTTACACCAGTGTCTCAACTTACAGCTGATAATATTACTGTAACATTAAATACAACTACCTTTACTAATTCTACTGGAGGAGATGAAAAAGAGAGTATAGCTTCTATTAAAAAGAACGCTCCATTTCAATATGCTTCTCAGAATAGAATGGTTACAGCTTCTGATTATACAGCGCTTATCTTAAAGCAATACTCTACTCTAATTAAAGACATAACAACTTTTGGCGGGCAAGATGCTTTAGAGCCAGAGTTTGGTGCTGTATATACATCTATATTATTTGAAGATGGAGTAGATGATCAAACCAAAGCAACTACAAAAATTAATATAGAAAACTTAGCAGAGCAAGTTGCTATTTCTGGGTTTAATATAAGATTTACAGATCCTGTAAAAACTTTTATTGAGTTGGATACTTTCTTTCAATTTAACCCAAATCTAACAGATCAAACAATAAATGCTATTACTTCTAATGTGAAAGAAACTATTTCTAATTACTTTACCAACACCGTTGGAGGTTTTGGACAATCATTTAGACGATCTAACCTTCTCACTCTTGTAGATGATGTTAGTACTTCAGTTTTATCTAGTAGAGCTAACGTAAGGATGCAACAACGGTTTATTCCATCTGCTCCTAACCTTATTGTAGTTATTAACAATCTAACCAATAGTCGTCTTGCTAATGATTCAAACACTCTTAATTATATAGTAAAGCTAGTCACGTCTGGACAGTTTGACAAAGCAGCTACTTTTTTAATTAATAATGAATATGCTACTTCTTCTAATTTTAATACAGTGAGAGATAGTCTATCTTCTGCTTCAGTGTCAACATCGCAAACCATGAAGTTTCCTGTATCTATCGCTACTACTGACGATGATGAATATATAATTACTAGTAGTAGTTTTGTTTACAGCAATAGAACATGCAAAATACAAAATAAGCTTTCTTCTAATGATTTACAAATAGTAATAGTTTCAGGAAAGGAAGTAGTAGTTGATAATATTGGATCTTTTAACTCTGTTCTAGGTACAGTTACGGTTAACTATTTTAATCCTCAAGCAATAGTAGGAGGATTAAACTATATAAAACTAGGAGCTGTACCTGCTAATCAAAGCGCTATAACACCATTTAGAAATGACCTTCTAGAGTATGATGCTGATGCATCTACGACGAAGGCTGTAACCACGAATGCTCTTAACTAATGTCACATAAAAGAGATTTAACATTATTAGATGATACGCGTAAAAGGCTGCCTTTTCATAGAGCAGAAGTTGAAAAAGTATTACCCGACCATATAGTTCAAGATAATCCAAACATTATAGAGTTATTTAAATCTTACTATGAGTGGATGGATAAAGATTCAAATCCTGGCGGAATTTTAAATAGATTATATTCTACAAGAGATGCTACTTCTATTCCTTCTGCACAGCTTCCCTTTTTAGAAGATGAGCTCTTGCTAGGAGAAGCTTATTTTGGAGGTTTTATTAACAAAAGAGAAGCTATTAAATTCTCTAATTTTCTTTATAGATCTAAAGGAACTAAGTATAGCATAGAACAATTTTTTAGAGGCTTTTTTGGAGTTGATCCAGAAGTAATATATCCAAAAAATAATGTTTTTAAAATAGGACCTGCTATAGATTTAGAAAAGGATAGTATTAACTTATCTGGTCAGCAAGTAAAAGAACAAGCGTCTAATATAGGACCAGAATCCTCTAAATATATTACTAATGATAAGCTCTATCAAACTCTTGCATTATTAATTAGAAGCACAGTACCTGTAGGTAAGTGGTTAGAAACCTATAAGTTATTTGTCCACCCCGCAGGATTTTTTATTGGTTCAGAGCTTGTAAATGAGAGCTTTAACATTAACCCTCTTCCAGTATTGCAAGACGATGTGGGAGAAAAACCTGCAGAGTTTATCTCTATACAGGTGTTTGCGGCGTTTGATATCAGAGCAGATAAAGATATTACACTACTTAATCCAGGTGATAACGTATATAGACTACATCGTCAAGATGTTGACACATTTACTAGACTTGCATCAGAAGTTCAACTTAGAGATCTAGATAACTACACATA